GGCCGATATCGTACTGATCGAAGAAAAGGGTTCGGGGATCAGTCTGGTGCAGGAGTTACGTGGAACGGGGATCCCGGTCACGCCGTATAACCCTGGACGGGCGGATAAGGTGCAACGGTTGCACACGGTAAGTAATCTGGTGTACAACGACATGGTATATATACCGGAGTCGAAACAGCGAAAGGGCGAGTTCGTAACGTGGGCGGATGAGTTCGTATCGCAGGTGTGCAGCTTTCCATTAGTGGAGCACGATGACTATGTGGATACGTTCAGTCAAGCGTTGAGCTTGTTCCGCGATCAGAAATGGCTGACAGTGGACATCGATATCGATGAACCGCAGTACTACAAAAAATCCAGGGTTAACCCGTATGCGATATGACGCTTGTGGTTACGATGATCCGGTGGTAAAATCGGACCAACCGTATTCGGGGAGGCTCATTCATGGCATCGAAACCGCTTGATAAGAGTAAGATGTCGTGCAATAAGCCCCGAGCTACGCCAGATAATCCGAAAAAGTCGCACGTAGTCAAGGCGTGTTTCGACGGCAAAGAAAAGATTATCCATTTCGGTCAGCAAGGTGTGAAGGGTTCGCCGGAAGGCAGTACGCGGAACAAGGCGTTCAAAGCCCGCCATGCAAAGAATATCGCCAAAGGTCCGTCGAGCGCGGCTTATTGGGCCAACAAGGTAAAATGGTAATCAAGGAACACTCTCATGGCTGATTATCCGCTCAGGAAGAATGCAGGCCGTGGAATGGCTGGTCTTTCACGTGCTACTGATAAATACGTAGACCCGCGAGAAGTACAGGCGATGTTTGCGGACGTAGCATCCGGAGTCGGAGTACCGTTTGCTGATGCCGCCGCGAATTATCTTCGTGGTAATATAGAAGGTGCGAAAGAGTCGGCAGCTATCGAGGGAGCGTTGTCCGCGATTCCTTTGGCAGCGGTTGCCGCCAAGCCGGTCTACCGAGCTGCAAAAAGAGCTGTTCCCGGTGCTCTCGAAACTGTCAAACGGATGGCCGATGAAGCAATAGAGCGTGAAACGCCGATCGGCCAAATACTAGAAGCTACCGGGCCATCATATGCGGTTAAGAACAAGGGCGGTAATTGGCCGGTCACGTACCCTTCGGATGACCCCCTGCGTGATTTGAAGATGTGGCCGACTATTTCTGGTCAAATTATTAACGATGCCGCTGGTCGTGACATTTTCAGCAGTTATCTCAGGCATAACGAAGATAGCCCTTCTTGGGTGGATCTGCATGATTGGACTCGGGAGAATTATCCCGAAATTTATAAAGATATTCATCCTCCAGAAGACACCGCTCTCAATAACTGGATCGACCAGAAATTAGGGAAATATATTCGGAATGAGATGGGTACGCCGGAAGATCCGCTGCGCCGGTTGATCGAGGAGCGTGGGATCACCCATATAGATCCTCAGATACTGGAAGATACATTTGATAGCGCCGTTCGATCAAGGCGTTTAGGTCCTAACAGTGATGATGCCCAAATAGTCGGGGCAAGAAGGGAACTCGCTGGTTTTCCGAGGGGTGGGGTTGCAGCCGAGAATTTCCGTGGGATACCGAAAGAAAATCTTAGCCCCGAGGAATTGGAGAGTCTTAAAGACCGCTATCGAATGGCTGGTGGGTGGGAAGAATTAACGGACGAATCCATCATAAATAGAACTGCTGGGGACATACTAGCGAAACAAGGGTTTCCCAGAGAAGATCAGATGGTCATGCTGAATCCGTGGATACGCAAGGTACCACCGGAAACGCCAATTCACACCACTAGAACTTTCTCAGATGTACGCGGGGATTTTCCAACGATTTCGAGTTTAAAATTTAATTATCTATTGCATGACTTGTACGGGGCAATGAGTCCCAATTCGGCGTTACCCTTGGAATTACGAATTGCACCCGACGATCTGGCAAAGATGAATGTGCCGCAAGCCGTAGAGCGTGCGTCAAAGATCAGGGATTGGACTACGGAAGAAGCGGCTAGGGCTGAACGGGCTGGAATGCTCGAGAACCTTAAGGCGTCTCCTCGTGCCAAGGACGAATCGCTTAACTTGTCGTTCGTCGACAAGCCGGGTGGTACATGGGTGGATATTCCGGAAACCACGGACGAGGCAGGTCATAAGATATGCACGTCGATCGGCAAGAGTGCCGGTTGGTGTACTCAGCACAGTAACCTCGCACGAGAGTACGGGTCCGGAGACAATCGCTTGGCGGCGTTGTTAGACTCCGAAGGTCGTCCGCACGTACAAGTAAAGATCTCCAAGAATAAGATGTATCCCCGGCACGAGGACACTTTGCAGTACATTCCCGAAGCCGAACAGATCGTGCTGCGGGAAAACCCCGGTATTGATCTTGCAGACCACGACGCTCAATCTACAGTAGCCGGTGTGGCGTCGAACCTTGCCAGAGAACGTCAAGCCCCTCATATTGAGGAATTGAAGCCTCCGCAAAATTCGTTTGGTAGTGACCAGTCTCGCGAGTATGGCAAACGCGACCCCCGATATCGCCAAAAGATATCGGATTCTGTGTTAGACTTCCTGAATAACGGTGAATGGTCTCACGTTGCTGATCTGGAGCATTATAATATCGTCGATACCCACCCCGAACACGGTAATTGGGAAAAGACGATCAGAAACGGTTTGAGTTATGATCCTAGCTTCAGCGGGGTTGCGGATATTGCCCGAACCATTAGAGAGAACAACCCGGAACTTCCGCGTTTTATGTACAAAGATGAATACCGCAATCTGGTAGATGAGGCTGGTTACGCCGAGGGCGGTCACGTCAAGGGTTACGCTATGGGTGGTTCGGTCGGGTCACCCGGGTTCAATTTCGAGCACATCAGCCTGTTGGCTGACGCACTGTAAGGATTAACATGGCACAAGAAATGGATGACCTTCAAGAAGGTGAAATGGTCGAATTGCCGGAAGAGATGTCCGATGTCGAGGATACCGAAGACGGTGGTGCCATTATCAAGCTAAGCGAAGATGAAGAAGTTCGCAAGAATGAAGAGCACTTTGCGAATATCGTCGACGAGATCGACCAGTCGCTTCTTGAGGATGTCGGCCAAGACCTGTTAGAAAAAATCGAGAAGGATAAAGATGCTCGGAAAAAGCGTGATGAGCAGTATGAAGAGGGCATTCGCCGGACTGGCCTTGGTGATGACGCTCCGGGTGGTGCGCAGTTTACCGGAGCTAACAAAGTCGTTCACCCGCTGCTAACCGAGGTCTGCGTCGACTTTTCGGCGCGGGCGATCAAGGAACTGTTCCCGCCGAACGGCCCGGTGCGGTCCAAGATTCTGGGGTCGGTGGATAGTCAGAAACTGCGAAAGGCTCGTCGTAAGACCGAGTACATGAACTGGCAGTTAACTGAGCAAATGTCGGAGTTCCGATCGGAACTTGAACAATTAATGACTCAGCTACCGCTAGGTGGTGGTCAGTACATGAAGTTGATGTGGGATTCGACGCGTCAGCGTCCGAAAGCATCTTTCATCCCGATCGATGATATGTACCTGCCGTTCGCTGCGAGTAATTTCTATTCAGCAGAACGCAAGACGCACGTACAGTATGTGACGGCTGCGGAGTTCAACAAGCGGGTCAAGACCGGTGAATACCGGGACATTAACCTGACAAACCCGGGCGATATCGAATTTTCGAAGGCCAGCAAGGCTAACGACAAGATCGAAGGTCGGGAAGAGATGGAGTATAATGAAGACGGTTTGCGAATCGTTTTCGAGGTGTACACTTGCGAGGATTTGGAAGACGAAGGTCGTCGTCCGTATATCATCTCGATCGACAAGTTCACCGGGGAAGTGGTGTCGGTATACCGCAATTGGATGCCAGACGACGACACCCATGAAGAGCTTGAGTGGATTATCGAATTTCCGTTCGTGCCGTGGCGTGGTGCTTACCCGATTGGCATGATCCACATGATTGGTAGTCTGAGTGGTGCAGCTACCGGCGCATTGCGGGCATTGCTGGACGCTGCTCACATCAATAACATCCCGACTCTGCTGAAGTTAAAGGGCGGTCCGGGCGGTCAGACGTTGAATCTGCAGCCGACTGAAGTTACGGAAATCGAGGGTGGTATTAATGTTGATGACGTACGTAAGATTGCAATGCCCGTGCCATTCCAACCCCCGTCACAGGTTTTGCTACAGCTCTTGGGCGTTCTGGTTGATGCAGGAAAGGGTGTAGTCCAGACCACGTTCGAAAATCTGCGCAGCAATGACCCGAATCAACCGGTCGGGACAACGCTGGCGTTGATCGAACAAGGCATGGTGGTGTTCTCGTCGATCCATTCGCGTTTGCACAGTTCGATGGCGCGGACGCTGAAGGTGCTTCATCGGATCAACTCGTCCTATCTGACCGAAGAAATTATCGCTAAGCAATTGGGCGATGCGATCGATATTCACCCGGACGATTTCGACGGTCCGCTGGACGTTATTCCGGTCAGCGATCCGAACATCTTCTCGGAAGCGCAACGTTTCGCCCAAGTGCAAGCTATCATGCAGCGTCAGGCTCAGGCCCCGCAGATGTATGATCCGCGCAAAGTCGAGGAACTGTTCATCCAACTGCTGAAGCTGCCGGAAGGTACTTCGGTGTTGCAGCCCGGACCTCCGGAAGAGGACATCAATCCGGTTACCGAAAACGTCATGGCATCCAAAGCTAAGCCGATCGCGGTCCTTGATAACCAAGACCACTTAGCGCACTTGAAAGTTCACTTGGCTTTCCTACAGTCGCCGTTACTTGGTCAGAACCCGACTGTTATGCAGCCGTTCTTGACTTTCATGCTCCCGCATATCAAGGAGCATATCCTGGGCTACTATCAGAAGTCGGTCACTCACGGCCTGAAGGTCGCTTCGACTAATAATCTAATCGACAACACCAGTAACCTTCACCAAGCGGATGTTATCGTTCATGCTCAGCAAGTGTTTGAACAGACCCTTGGGCCTGAATTAGTGCAGCTCATGCAGCAGATGATGCAGCAGTTGCAGCAAATGCAACCGCCGCCCCCGATGGATCCGTCTCAAGCAGCGGTTCAAGCTCAACAGATTCAATCGCAGCAGAAGGCGCAGTCTGACCAGCTTAAGGCTCAACTCGAGCAGCAGAAGATGGCTATGCGTCAGCAGGAACTGCAATTGAATGCTCAGCTTGAGCAGCAAAAGATGGTAATGGATCAGCAGGAGTTCCAGCAGGACGTTCAAGGAAAGATCGCCAAGATGCAGAGCGATCTGATGGAGAAGCAACGTCGTGAGCAAATGGAGCTTCAAGCCCAGATCCAGAAGGTCAGACAGGAAGACGCTGACCGCGATATGCAAATGATGATCGAGATGAATCGTCAGGAGCGCGAAGATGCGAGAACCCACGCCGAAATCATGGCTCGTCTCGAGATGAATCGTCAGGATAATGAAACCGCTAAGCAGTTATCTGCGGCTGAAATTATCAGTGGTGATAAGGTCCCGTATTCTACGGGTACCGGTTCCAATGCTAACCCCAACCCGTAAGGAGAATATGATGGCCGATAATCAGCAAAAGACATCGCAAGCCGTCAAGCCGCATAAGCAAATGGCCATGGGCGTTAAGTACGACGGCAAGAAGGTGCCGGGTACCCCGCCGCCTAAGAGCAAGTGTCCCGCATGAGGCTTGATAGACTATACCAGAAATTGAAGGCGGAGCAGGATGCTTTGGCATCCTCTGCTCTGCGAGCACCAAACGCCCGTGATTCTTTCGAGTATGGAAGAGTCGTTGGTATGTATGCAGGGCTGGAAAAAGCCATTGCAATTTTAGTGACGTTAAACAACGAGGAAGATGACGATTTATGACATCTGAAAATGAAGCAGTATCGGAGATCGAATTTGCGTTTCCCGAGGCAGACCCGGGGATTCAACCATTCGGCAGCAGAGTGTTAGTACAGATCCGTACTCCACGCAAGACCAGCAAGGGCGGTATTATCATCGACACCGGTTCACGTGACACTGAAAAGTGGAACACGCAAGTGGCCAAGATCATTAGTCTTGGGCCGTTAGCATTTAAGAATCGGAACACGATGGAGTCTTGGCCCGAAGGGTCTTGGTGCGACAAGGGCGATTATGTTCGCGTTGCAAAATACGGCGGCGATCGTTGGGAAGTTCCTTTGTCCAACGGCGAAACGGCGATGTATGTGATTTTTAACGATCTCGACATTATTGGTCGAGTTACGGGTGACCCTTTGGCCATCCGTGCATTCATCTGAAGGAGATGACCCATGGCTGAGAAAAATGAAGTCCTAACCGAGGACGATGACAAGGACGTAGAGTACGTAGTTCGTGATGAGCCGGAAGAGTCCCAGGACCCAAGGACTGCGGAAGATGACGACGATGATGACGACGACGATGACTCGCGGATGGTTAATTCCGACTCCGACGATGAAGAGCGTGAACAGATTCGTGAACGCCGTCGCCAGGAAAAGAAAGAGCGCAAGGAACGTCGAGATAAGGCGATTACTCGCGACAAGACCGAGTTAAATTTCCTTCGTGACAGGAATGATGAACTTGAACGCCGTATGATGGCGATCGAGACCAACATCAATAAAACCCAACTGGATACGGTGGACCAACGTATTCGGCAAGCGGTTAATAAAGTCGAAGCTGCCGAGCAAGTTATTGCTAAGGCCATCGAAGTCGGCAATGGTGAGGATGTCACCAAAGCGATGCGTTTCCGCGACCAAGCGGTGAACGAAGCCAGACAGCTGCAGCAGATCAAGACCGCGCAAGAACAGCAAGTCGCTCAACCGCAACAGAAGGTCGACAACGAGGTAGTATTTCATGCCAAGGAATTCGTGAAGGATCACCCTTGGTACGACCCGCAGGGTAATAACGAGGAGTCGGCTGTTGTGTTGGCGATTGACACTCGTTTAGCTCAAGAAGGTTATGACCCACGTTCCCCGGATTACTGGACCGAGTTGCGCAATCGCGTGAAGCGTCGTCTTCCCGAGAAGTTCGATGCTCCTCCGCGCCGCAAGGCCGTTGGTGGACCAGCGTTGGGTGGTTCCAGTGAAAATGCTGCCGGACGCACCAACCGCCGCGAAGTGTACATCAGCCCGGAGCGTAAATCAGCGCTGATGGAAGCTGGCGTATGGGATGATCCGGTACTCCGTCAACGCTATATCAAGCGTTACATGGAGTATGACCGGAATAACAAGGGCTAATTTAGCACTTGACAGGAATTTTTCCAGCAGTTATGATTGTAGCAATCGCTGAAAGGAGCGAGTAATGAGCACACCCGATGAACGCTTGAAAAGAAATGTCGGAGAAGGTCGCGGCAGCCGTGCGATGGAAGATCGCGCTACTACCGAAAACCGCGATATTAGCGACGATGATCGCTTAGAGATGTTTCGTCAGCAGTTCTTCCAAGCTGCACTTCCTGATTTACCGAATATCCCAGGATACCACGTATGCTGGTTGACTACCACTAACCCCCGCGATACAGTTAATATGCGTATGCGTTTGGGGTATGAACCCGTAAAGCCGGAAGACGTTCCCGGCTGGGAAGCCACCTCCATTAAAACTGGTGAGTGGATCGGTTTCATCGGTGTCAACGAGATGTTGGCTTTCAAGTTACCGATTTCTCTTTACGAGAAGTTTATGCAAGAGGCACATCACGATGCGCCGACCCGCGAACTTGAAAAGCTAACCGATACTGCTGAATTCTTGCGCGAACAAGCCGAGAAGACTGGTAGCTACATCGTGGAAGGTGATGGTATGCAGGATATGCGGCGTAATGTCGGTCGACCCGTTTTCGACCTCACTTAAACCGTATACAAGGAGCACGAAATGCCTTCAGTAAGCGCACCGTTCGGCTTCCGGATTTCGTTCCACAACAGTGGTCAAATGCGTCCGAAAGCTTACACGATCGCCTCCACCTATGCGACCAACATTTTTTCAAATGATCCGGTCAAGTTAGTGGATGCGGGTACTGTTCAACTGGGTACCAGCGATGGCACCCGCACTGGCACCACCGATGGTATCAGCCTTTTAGGTACCCTGGCTGGCGTCGAATACCGCGATACGACCGGTAAGCCCTCGATCTCGCCTTATTGGATCGGTGGTACTACCGCAACCGAAATCACGGCTTATGTTTATGATGACCCGGAAACCCTGTTCGAAGCTCAGTTCACTAACCCCGGCACCGCTGGTACGGATAGTGTTCAAGCTTACGTGGGTGAACAGGCTGATTGGACTGGCTACACCGCTCCGGGTGGTTCGACCCGTACCGGTCTGTCGTCGTCCTATCTGGGCGCCGCTGTTGGTTCGGGTACCGGTCAGTTCCAAATCACCGGTTTCGCAACCGATATTAATCAATCGTTGACGGATGCGTATGTTGTGGCGTATGTTCGTATTAATGAACACGCTTACAAGTATCCGACTTCACCGGTTTAAGGAGGCTAGACAATGGCTACCCCGATGCGCAGTACAGACTTTCGTAGCATCGTCGAACCGATCCTTAATGAATCGTTCGACGGTGTCTACGATCAACGCGCTGATGAATGGAAGGGCGTCTTCGACGAAGTCCAAGGTATCAAGCGTAACTACCATGAAGAACCGGTCCTTTACGGTTTCGGTGCCGCTCCGGAACTCCCGGACGGTATGGCTGTCACCTACCAGTCGGGCGGTGTGCTCTTCGCACAGCGCTACTGGTACAAGGTCTACGGTTTGGCGTTCGCGCTGACCAAGGTCCTTGTCGAAGACGGCGACCACATCCGTATTGGCCAGACCTACGCTCGTCACCTCGCACAGTCGTTGGTGGAAACCAAGGAAACTCTCGCTGCTAACATCCTGAACTATTCGTTCAATGGTTCGTATGTTGGTGGTGACGGCGTTTCGCTGGTCAACACCTCGCACCCGATTGTGAATGGCGTGTTCAGCAACCAGTTGACGACCGCTGCGGCCCTGTCGCAAACGTCGCTCGAGCAGATGCTCATTCAGATCCGTCAAGCCGTTGACAACAACGGTAAGAAGATCCGTCTGACCCCGCAAAAGCTGGTTCTCAGCCCGTCGAACGTGTTCCAAGGCGAAGTTCTGCTGAATAGCGTTCTCCGTACCGGCACCGCCGACAACGATCTGAACCCGATCAAGTCGATGGGTCTGTTGGCTGGCGGTCAAGCCAACATGTCGCGTCTTACCTCCACCACTGCTTGGTGGGTTAAGACCGACGCTCCGGAAGGTCTGAAGATCGTCATGCGTCGTGGTCTCGAGAAGTCGATGGAAGGTGACTTCGAAACCGACTCGATGCGTTACAAGGCCACCGAGCGTTATGCTCTGGGCTGGACTGACCCGCGCGCCGTTTTCGGTACCGCTGGTATCTAAGTAGTGACTCCCCCGTTCGGTTAACTCCGGGCGGGGGATTTTCCGGGTAAACCGGTGCAACAGACAGTCCCGGCTGACGTCATGCAGACTGTTGCGCTTAACTCGCATGAGAGGAAATAAAAATGGCTTCTACGACTTTTACTGGACCGGTCACTTCGCTGAATGGTTTCATCGGCGCTATCACCGGTAATATCACTGGTAACGTTACTGGTAACATCACCGGCGACGTTTTTGCTAGCATTCAATCATTGAGTGGTGCTGGTGCGGTCAACCTGACCGACATGATGACCTCTTTGACCACCACTGGTGCTTCGCAAGCCCTTACGCTTGCCAATGGTACCGTTGGTCAGATCAAGATCATCACCCACACCGTTGATGGCGGTTCGGCTGTCCTGACCCCTACTACCAAGATCGGTTTCAGCACCGTCACCTTCACCGCCGTTGGCGACACCGTGATGATGATTTATACCGCTGCTGGTTGGGCTATTATCGGTGATCGCGGCGTTACCATCGCTTAATAAGAGCCTCTATACTTAATAAGGAGGTCTTATCATGGCTGATGCCGTAACTTCGCAAACGATTCTTGATGGTGAACGCCTGTTCATCGGCAAGTTTACGAACGTTTCAGATGGTACAGGTGAAACTGCCGTTGTAAAAATCAACGTCTCTTCGCTTTCTCCGAGCGCATTCGGTTTTGCTTGCAATGGCGTCAAAATCAACAAGATTTGGGCGCAAACGCTTGGTATGGGTGTGGATATTCTTTGGGATGCTACCACAGATGTGGTTTGTGAAACGATTCCAAGCGATGTGATGTATCACATGTGCTATGATTCTTTCGGTGGTATTCCAAACAATTCCGGCGCTGGTAAAAACGGTAATGTTCTCTTTTCTACGGTTGGCGCGGCCAATGGTGACCGTTATACGATCATCATTGAAGCGATCAAGACTTACGCTTCGGCTTAAGGGGATAACAAATGGGCGCACCCTCGTCAACCACACTTTATGGTCAGTTTGGTCCTTTTGAGCTGCAAGTTGCTCGCGGCCAAATTCAGGGCCATTCGATTGTCACTGTGTCCGGCTACAACTCAGATGTTGACACCGCATGGGAAATGATTACCCCTGTGGGGGACTTGTCTTATCCCGCTGCCGCGTTGCAGATGACTGTGAGTTCATCAAGCGCTAGCGATGCAGCGGCAGGCACGGGTGCGCGAACTGTGCTGATTACGGGGTTGGATGCTAGTTATGCGGTTATTTCCGAAACCGTAACGATGAACGGTCAAACCGCGGTAACGACCACAAATTCATTTTTACGCATCAACAGCATGTTGGTGACAACTGCGGGCACTGGATTGGCAAATGCGGGCACCATTTACATTGGAAGTGGTGCCGTAACCTCTGGTGTCCCTGCAGTTGTTTACAATGTAATTTCTGTTGGTTACAACAACGCAACATCAAGTCAATACACCATCCCTGCTGGATATACTGGATATTTGGTTATTGCGCGGATTGGTTTGGCGCAAGACACTGGAACCAGCCTGATCACCGCAAGAACGCGGTTTGTTGGAATCAACGGAATTGCTCTCACTGGGCCGTTGATTGTCACCAACAACAGCATTTCAACCCAACCTTTTCCTTACCCTATTGCAATTGCCGAAAAGACTCGCGTTCAAGGTGAAGCAATTGGTGGTGCGGCAAATAACGAGGCCGCTGGTTTCTTTGAACTTGTTTTAATAAAAGACAACTTGAGCTAAAGGTTGGTCATGGAAATGATCTGGAATTCTATCTTATCACTTGCAGTTGGACTATTAACTTGGGTTCTTAGAGAAAAGTCGGAAGAGCTTAGCCGCGTTTCTATTTTACTCAACAAGACCCGTGAAGAAGTAGCAAAAGAGTATGTAACCAAAGCTGAAGTTCATGCGGACATTAACCGTGTGATGAATCGCTTGGAAGTACTTGATGCTAAGCTAGACCGTCTAATCGAAAGTAACCGGCTCAAAGGAGTCTAATCATGGCTTGCAAATACGTTAAAGATTTCGACTTTCCGGAAAGTGCAGGCTTTTCGGGTTCTTGTGGTAAAGTAGCCGTTAAAGGCTATGTTCGCGGCGGCAAGGTCGCTAAGCCGATGTGCGAAGGTGGTCGATACAAGGAAGGCGGCGAAGTTGGTAAGTCCGATCTTGCCCAAGATAAAGCTCTTATCAAGAAGGCTTTCAAGCAGCATGACGAACAAGAGCACAAAGGCGGTAAGGGTACCGAACTTAAGCTCAAGAAGGGTGGCGTGATTGAGAAGGATACCGGTGAACGGTATGCTAGCCGCAAAGAAATGATGAAGCATGAAAGCGAAGAATCGCCCCGTATGCGGCGTGAAGAGATGATGAAGAGCCGTTCGATGACGAATCGTGATCCTCGCGTTCCGCTTATTCCTCCCACTGGTGGCCTGGGTATGATGGGAATGAAAAAGGGCGGTAAATTCGAAAGCAAGATGGGCAAGGTAATGGGCGAATTCAAGGAAGGCAAGTTGCATTCTGGCGGTTCTGGTAAAGTGGTAAAGAACCCCAAGCAAGCCGTTGCCATTGCCCTTTCCGAGGCCCGCAAAGCTTCTAGCAAGAAGTAGTAGGGCGTGGTATAATCGACCCACGGTTGCTGGATGAGCAGCCATTGATAACCCACGGGAGTATTAATGGCTTACTCTGGCACCATTAGCACCACAGTATTTGACACGAGGCGTGTGATCGACCACGCCTTACGGCGATGTCGTGTTCCTGCTCAACGCATTACCTCTGAAATGCAGAACATTGCTCAGGATGTCCTGTATTTGGTTCTTTCGGAATTAGCATCGGTTCGTACTCCGTCTTGGTGTATCGAAAAGATCATTTTACCGTTTTACATTAATCAGCCCATCGTACCTTTGCCCCGGGGTACGGTTGAGGTGTTGAACGCCAACTACCGTTTTCTTCAAGAAATAGATAAGGTGTTAAACAGCCAATCAAGTACACAGGTTGTGTACGGAACTGGCGGTTTGATGGTAAGCACAATAGGTATCAAGTGGGACGCGGCTAGTGTTCCCGTTACTTTGTACATTTCGGATGATCTGCTCACTTGGGTTGAGGTAGGGTCGTTCAGTGATGCCGCCGTACAGGGTGAGTGGGTATGGTACGATATCTCGCAGCCTTTAGCCGCGAATTATCTTAAAATCGTAGCTACGTCGACGATAGACTTTCAATATATTTACCTTGGTAACACACCGAATGAAGTACCGATGGGTGTGTTGAACAAGGATGATTACGTAGCACAGAATAATAAGATCTTCGCTAGTCGACCCACTACCTATTGGTTCCAGCGGAATCTTATTGATCCCGTGATGAACGTTTGGCCAGCCCCGAACGCGGCTGCTGAGTATGCACAGCTAATCGTTTGGCGTCACCGGCAGATTATGGATGTGGGGACGCTCCAGCAAGAATTAGAGATCCCGCAGCGGTGGTATGAAGCAATCGTCGCCCTGTTGGCGTCGAAGCTAGTCATAGAGGTGGAAGGGACGGATATGAGTCTCTTTCCGACGTTGTCCCAGTTAGCAGAGGTCGCCATCCGAAAAGCTTGGGATGGTGATAATGATGGCAGCGCCATGAAAATTCAACCTTGGATATCGCCGTATACTAAATAATGGCTAAATTCCTCGACACCCGTGGCAATTCTACATATGGCGTAGCTTTATGTGCCCGGTGTAGTCGTAAATTTCCGTTGGGTGAACTTACCCAGGATCCTAATTATCCGAATTTGATGGTTTGCAAGGTAGACGTAGACCAATATGATCCATACCGTTTAGCCCCCAGACCGGCAGATAAGATCGTGTTACCATTTGTCCGTCCGGACCTTCCGCTAAATCAACCGCAAAGCGGTCTTATTAGTGAGAATGGGCAAGACTTCCTCATCACCGAAAATCGAGAGGATTACCTAGTGTCTAGGTAACGCATATGACATCACCGAATAGTTTAATTCCGACTACTATCCTTCAATTACCGGAAGATCCGTCTCCGTCTAGTAATACTTGGATGGCGTACGTCCATGACGGGGTAACGTACAAGGTTCAAGTAAGTTCGGTATTGAATGTTTCGGGCGTTCCCACCACAAGACAAGTTATCGCTGGTAGTGGCCTTACTGGTGGTGGTCAACTTTCCAGTAACATTACTCTTAGCGTTGCCCC